CTTAGGAGGGGGAAACAGGGGGAAGAACCTACCCCCCGGGTGGGGGGCGAGATAAAAAATCTCATTTTGAGACAGGATTAAAAATTCTCATTTTGAGACAACCTGAAAATCTCATTTTGAGATTTGTTCCCTAGCTGCTTTCAACAAATGGCCCAATGCCCATTGGGTGAATGATTGGCCCGAGGCCTTGGCCGCCTCTTGCAATGTGGCCCAATCCTCATCACTCACCCGGCCCAATTGCCTAGGAGGGTTTGGGTTATAGGCCCCTCGCTCTGTTGGCGGCCGGCCTGGCCGTTTGTTCTCTTGCATCGATTCGCGCCGCTTTGCCCCTTTGCCCTATGAGCTCCCTCGGCCCCATCGGCCAGGCTCAGGCAAATGGTATCGGGCTGGGTGTTGTTGTCAATACAACAATCAAGGCCTTGGGCCTCGAGGGGTTTGGCGCTGTGACCACCTGTGACCACATGGCCTGTGGTCATGACCACCCAGCCGAGCATAGGCCCAGATTGTGCAATCATCGAAATCATCCCCATCGCAATCCCAATCGAACATGGCCGCCCCCTCCCCGTTAATTGTCCCAGGCAATCCTAGCTGGGGCTGGTTTTGGTTCCACGGTTGCCGGCCCCTCGAGGGCCTTTTCACCTTTCGGGCATTCAAGGAATTGCCGGGAATTGGTTTTTTGAATGCCTTTTGCCGTAAGTCCTTGAGGCTCAAGGGTTTACGTCATTTTTCGGGCATTCGGGCATTGGGAGAGCCTTCCCCCTATATAATCACGTTTCATTTCTGTAACTGTATATATATTTATTTACTTTTTGATTTGTCTAGGAGTAAGAAAACAAAACCCTAATTCCCTGAGATAAGCATTTGGAGCGTAAATTTACGGGTTTTTTGCCTCGGGCATTGTGCCGAAATGAATTCCCGCGAATGCCCGAATGCCCGATGAAAATGCGGGGTTTTTCACTGGTGCCCTGTTCAGCCTGAAACAGGTCTGTATATTAAAATACTGATTGATTTTTGACCCCGAACAGGAGCCCCTCCGCATGGGTAGGAAAAAACTGGCCCCAGAGGCCCAAACCTCGGTTGTTGTCCTCAGGCTCAAAGAGCAATTGATAGCAGAGGCCGAGGCCCACATCGGCCCAGGAGAGGGCCTCCAGGATTTCATCCGCCAGGCTGTTGAGGCCGAGTTGGCCCACCGCAAACATGAGGCGCTTTATCGTGAGGCCTCAAGGGCTCTCGAGATATATCGGGGTTTGATGAAACTGGCCCAGGAGCGCCGCGCCGGCATCCTGGCCGAGAGGGCTGGGGAGCTCGAGCGAATGCGGGATGATGTCCTCAAGGCCTTTGAGACGCTCCAGGCCGAGCCGGCCGAGCCCTCGATTGAGGAACTGTTTGCCTGAGCCAACAAAAAACCCCCAGGGCCGATTTGGCCGCTGGGGGCTAAAACCCCCAGGGCCGATTTGGCCCCTGGGGGTTGGGTATGCCATCATTCGATGGCGGGCCCTGTCCTTGGGCTGTTCTCAATCCAATGGGTCAAGAATAACAGCCGAACCACGGGCAATTGTTTTGCAAGAGCCATCGGCCCTGTGGGCCTCAACATCAAACTCGGCATCCTGGCCCACATAATCCGCCAGGAGAGCCGAAACCGTATCGGCCATTGAGAAACTGACCGTTTTGGTGGAGTTGTCCAGGCTCGAGGTTGTGTGATGGTCTATCACTACCACCCCGCCAACCCGCACCGTCAATTTGGCGCTGGTGAATGCGGTCAGGTCTGGGAAATTGCCATCGGTCAGCAAAATCCCGGTCCCATCGGCAATCACGTAATCATCCCCGGGCACCAATTCCAACTCTCCCTGGTGCAACTTGCCCCCGGCCGAAACCGTGAAATGGAAATCCCCGGCCAGAATGCTCGAGCCATTGGCCGCAACCACATCAGCCGCCAATTGGCTCCAGCGCTCCCCATCCACAGGCCGCATCACATATTTGGCCGAGGAATGAACAGCCACAATGTCAACCGTGTTGGCATTGGTCTCATTGGCTGTGAGCTCGAAATAGTAGGTGCCGCTGGTGCCAACCTCGGTTGGGTTGATGTCCGAGGTCGCTGAAAATGAGCCCTCATTTTTGCTGAGGGTTGCCGTTATGCTGGCCGCCTGGCCCGAGGCCAATCGGTTGGTGTCGGCATCAATGCAACTGACAAACCAGCGCTGAGCCCTGTTTTTCTTAATCATCGATTAGCCCTCTTGGTCCGCCGGCAAATAGCCCGCCGCGATTGCTTGCTCTCGGGTCAAAACGTACTGTGCCCAGGATGGCGGGATCATATCGGCCGGCCTGAACCGCTGGCCCCCGAGGGCCTGAACCGCGCCAACAATCCCAGCCAATTCGGCCTGGGTGATTTGGCCCTGGTCAACAAATGGCCCCAGCACCGCAACCAGGCCGCTCGGGTCTGCTGCCAAATGGATGGGGATGGTATCGGTCTCGGGGAGCTCCAGGGCCGCAAAGGGAATTTGGGGGTGAACGTGCCAGGCACAATAGAATTGGCTGGTGTTGCTCGGGTCCCGCACTCCATCCGGCTGAGTAAGTTTGTAGAGTTGCCGGCTTAATTCCTCGGCCGCTGAAATGTGGATTGGAACGTAGATCATGGGGTCCCCCAAAATGCTTTGGCGCTCGCTTCCCAAATGGCCCGATTGGCTGTGCGGTCACCGCTCCAGATCACTAGCTCGCACAATTTCCCGTTCCATGAGGAGCCGTTACTAGAGTTGGCCCCATAGGTAAAAATTCGAGTGGAATTTGCCGAAGATACAATTCCAGTTTGCGCGTTGTCTGTCGCCATCAGTGAACCGTCAAGCCACAAACTTTCCCGGTCCGCCGCTGTAGCGTTGTCGGCGTCAATCAACCCCGAAAGCGTGTTAAATCCCAACAATCCCGTTTTAGTAACGTCAATTGGGACTTCTGGGCTTGTCCCTTGCACTCTTGCTTGTAGCACTTCTGCCGACGTACTCCAAAAACGCGCTCCAACATCAGTACCGACGTTAAACGTCCCAAAAAGGAATTTTGCGTTGAAATCCGCCACGCACTCTTGCACCCCGTAGAAAGTCCACGTTGTCCCATCGTGCAAGAATTTATAAATCGCCTCTGAGGACAGAACCCGAACATGACGGTTGGAAGTTGAGCCATATAATTCTGCCGCCAATCTCCCGTTTTTTGTGCATGGGACACCGCCTAAGACTACGGTTGGCTGCGTTGTGGTTATGGTCTGAACGAGATTTCGGCTTAGCCCGCTCTGCCCGTAAATCGTCGTCAAAAACCCATCACCCGCGCCGCAAAATGCCGCAACTGCTGAGGGGGAAACGGCACCATCGGCGCCGGCTGGGAAATCTTGCTCTGCGTTGTCAGCCGAACGCCGAACCCGGATGATCGGACCGTTGTATGGTGTTAGCAATCGGCGCCCCACACTCCAAGCCGATTCGAGGCCTGTTTCCAGTCCGTCCAGGGCCCCGCGAAAACTCGAGGCCCCCAACAGCAATGGCATACTCATAAACTTCCCCGCTCAAATCCCTGGTGCCCGAAACGCCCTTGCCGCCTTAGCTGACCGGCCGAGTAATCAAAACGATTTCCCGCGCCCCGCCTTCGGCCGAGGCTGCCACAATTTGGATTTGGCCCCAGCCGCAAAAAACGTCAACATCCAGGGGAACCGCTTTGCTGGCAACAAATGAGGTTGAGTAATCGGTCCCAGGGGTGTTTTTCTGGGTGATGGTGTTGCCGTTGCCGGTTGAAAGGTATCGGCCGTTGTATTTGACGCTGGCCGATGTCAATGCCGCTGGGAACACGATGGCCACCAATTGTTTGCCCTTGAAATTCACCCAATTGGAGTTGGTCTCTCCATTGGCGATGGTTGCGATCTCATAATTGACATCAACGGATTGGGACATTCTTCACCCTTTCAAATTGTTAAACCACTGTGAGCCATTGCCGGCTGAAAACCTTGTCCCGATTCTCATGCCGCATTGAGATAATCTGCCACTTGCCGCCCAGGAACCGAACTCCCATCCCTTTTTCAACCGCGAAACCATGGCCCTCCTGGCCCTCATCTTTGAACGTACTGAGGCGCACATAATCCCTTTGCCTGGTTTCAATCACGCCCTGAATGTTGAGGCACCTGACCGCATTCTCAATGGTCATGCTGCGATGAATGTGCCCCATCACGTAGAAATCCGCTGTGACCTGTTCGGCCAAACGGTTGAAATCAATGGCCCCTTTGGTCACAGGGCCCCCGCCTCCATAGCCGTGATGGTAATATCCCGCCCAGGAACCTCGGCCAACCCCTGAGGCCTTGAGGGTCTGCTGGATGAAACCGTCATAGGCCCCAGCCTCAGTGATACCACCGGCCGAGCGCATCCCCGCCGCGAATCGGTCCAATAGGTTGGTCTCATGGCGCTCTAAAATCTTGCTCTCATGGTTCCCCTCGGTCACCAGCACCAGGTTGGAGCCGTAGGGTTTCCACCAATCAACCGCTGTCTCAACCAGGGCATCCAGATATTTGCCAACCCTGTGCTCGGGCCGCACATCCTCTTTGTGAGACCGCTTATCGTATTTCCCCTGCATGGCGCAAAAGAAATCCCCAATGATGAAAATGGGAGAGTCCTTTGCCATGGCCTGGTCGAGGGTCCGGCGCAAATGGCGCCAATCGCACTTGGGGTTGTCCCAGTGAACATCGGCCAGCCACAGGGGCTCAACCGTTTGGTCAACCTTGCCAATGTCCACTGTCAGCCGATGGACATTGTGGGCCAGCCGCTCGAATTGCCAGAGTCGATTTTTAGGCATCGGTCTTTTTCGCTTGGGCCGCGCGCTCGAGAGCCTGGGCAACCAGGAAATCGATTTGGGATTGGTCCACAACCGGGCCCGCTGGGGCCTGAGGCTTTTTCTCGAAAATGGCCTTGAGCCCCGCCCAGGCCGAGCTCAAAAAGGTTTTGATTGAGCGAATCACCGGCAGAAACCACAGAGGCCCCAGGTTCAAAAGAAACGCTGGGACCCACCAAATGGCAAACAGCACCATTGGCCAGAATAAGGCCCGCACCATCCACCGGATTTGACGAATGAGGGGCAAGTCCAACAGCCTGGCCAACAGGCCATCACCGAGCCGGTCAGCGCCGTTGGCAATCGATTCCTCGAGCTCTTGCCGCTGGAGCTCGAGCCGCTGCTGGAGCAAATCGAGGCGCTGGTCCATTCGGCCGCCAATGTTGCTCAAAAGGCCGCTGGTGTCGTCTTGCTTTTTGCGAATGTCGCCCAGCCGGCCCAGGATGTTTTCAGCCTTTTCCTCGAGCCTCGGGAGCACCTGGGGCACAATATCCCGCTCGGGCAAAATCTTTGGCGCTGGGGCCGGATTATCCCGCTCGGGCTTGAGCTCTTGAGGCTCGGGCACCAGCCGTTTGGGCTTGGGGAGGTTTGGGAAAATCTCCTGGCGCTGAGGCTCACCAGGCAGAGGTAGCGCCAGGCCATCATCCGGCGCCGGGCAGGTCCCATCAGGGCAATTTTCGAGCTTTTTGGGGAGGCTCGGGAAAATGTCCAAATTGCTTTTGGGGCTCTCCTGGGCTTTTACGTTTCCCGCACCATCGCCAGCCACATCAACCACATCGGTTGAGGGCTTGCTGGCCGCTTCGGCGCTTCGGTCCACATACTTGAGGCTGAATTTCTCAGCGCCTTGGCCCACCAGGAGAATTGATTGCTCAACAGGAGGGCAAACCCCGCCTGGGCAATCCTGAACTGGGACCAACTCATAGCTCTCATCATCGACCACATCGGAAAAACTGCTGGTGTCCATTGAGAGTTGGGTCAATTTCCGAATGTGGGCAATGGTCTGGGCAATGCCCTCACCATCGGTTTCACTCGAGCCATCTTTCCCGGGGTTTTTGGTCCGATAGGTAATGAGGCCAACCTGGACAATGCCCTCATCGGTCAATTGGTAAATGGCCGAGCCCGAGCGCCCATTGGCCGGCATCGGCACAAACTTGACCGCCTGGTTGGCGCCCAACACCCCGGTCCCATGGCCAATCCAGTGGGTTTGCCAGGTCCCTTGAGGGCAACCGGCCGAGAAAATCTTTGAGAAGTCTGGGACAAAATCAAACTCGGCCAGGCCGATGGGCTCAATCAATGGGAAGTAATTGCCAACATCAGCCGCCTTGATGGTCACAACCGCAAAGTCATGATCTGACCGGTTGTTGAGGACCGAGGTTGTCACCAGGCCGGGCACCTTTTTGCTCAATCGGCCCTGATACCAAAATTCGACATTCACCCGCTGGCCTTTGCCGCCAGCCACATGGGCATTGGTCAGAATCAATAGCTCGGTGTCGCTCTTATAAAAGATTGAGCCTGAGCCCAGGCCGCCATCCCTGGCGTAAATCCTCACAGAGGCATGAGCAATCTGCTCAAAGACCTTGGCATCATTCCCGAGGGCATACGATTGAGAGAAACAGCCGGAAACAAATGAGAAACAAAACAGCGCCAAAAATGGCCACCGTTTCAAAAAAGAATTTTGGCGACACATGCAAATTGACCCTCGAAATTAAAACCATCACCGAACCAAATCACCTGTGATGATTGCAATATCAGATCACTTTGCAATTGTGTTTGACCTTATAAATTAAACCTCAACTATATATGGGTAACACCGTATGAGAGTTGGTTTTGCCCTGGCGCTTTGCTTGCTTTGATTCGCATATTGCCAACAGGCCGGTCTCGAAACCTGGCCCGCAATTTCTTTGCCACAGCCTTTGCCGGGTCTTTGTAATAGCTTGGGGCCAATATCTCGAGAGCCGATTTGGCCAAAATGTTCTCTGATTCCTCGCTGGGCAATTCGGCCGCCAATTTCAAATCAGCATATATTTGGCCGGCCGTTTTGTATTGGTCAACACCAATGAACTTTTGGACCGCCAAAACCACTGTGGCCAATTCCTCTTGGTCCTCATTGAACATTTCCACATCGGCCCTTGATTCCATCGGGTCAGGTTCCCCCAGCCAAACAATCGCGCGCCGCACAATGTCTGAGAATGCCGAATAGGAGCCCCAGGGTTTGACCAATGGCCGGTCCTCTGCCTGGCTGGCCGCCTGGAGAATAACCAGCGCATCCCTAATGAACTGGGACCGATTGGCCAAAACCCAATGTGTAAACTCAGCCTCATTGCCGCCATGGCGAAACCCTGACCTGCTTTTTGGGTCACCATCCAGGCAAACCAGGCTGATAAACGCAATGCGCCTGAAACTGTCCGAATCTTTGTTAATGCTCACCCGGTTGCCGGTTGCCCAAAATATGGTGTCGATTTCCGCATCGGCAATGCGGTTTTGGCCGAGGATTCGCCCCCGAACGCTCCTGGATGTCAGCACCGCATCCAGGCTCGGGGAACCAAAATCAGCGCCATTCTCGAGATTGTCAAAAACATAGACCCCATAGTTTTGCATTGCCACCGAGAGCAGAGTTTTGGCAACTTCCTCATCATCGCTCGAGAGCTTGGCCCGAGGCGCTGGGGCACCATAGGCAATCAAATTGCAAGCATCAACCAGGAGGCTTTTGCCAACTGCTGCCTGGTTGCCATCAATCAAGAAAATCGGGACCGGGCCCTCAATGGCCGGCCGAGCAAAAACGCTCAGGAGACCGGCCAGCCAATTGGCCCGATGGGCAGGGCCGGCAAAGGGGAAATCAACCACGATGTCCAAGAGCCGGTCAGCCGCAGCCCGCGCCTCGCCCCAGCTTGGCCGCTCGGGGATGGGCTCAACCTCAACCGTCTTTCGGTAAAAAACCCCGCTTTTAATGTCAAACCCCGGGCATTGCAAAACCCCATGAGCCGTGAAAACAGGGGTGTTGACGATAGACCGCAGGGTTGGAACGCCAAACCAGGAGCCTCGGGCAATCACCTGGCGGCCAACCCGCTCGGGGATTCGCGTTGGGACCCACTCCCCGCCTGAGTCAGTCTCTTTGAACCGTACCAACCGGCAAACGCTTGAGGCAATCTCACAGAGGGTCAGGCTCGAAACTGGCGCAATGCCGCTGTCCGTGATTTGCACCAGGGCCCCGGCCCTTTGGAATAGGTTTTTCGCGCCGGTCAGGGCCGCAACCACTTGCTGGTTGACCTTCATCTCATCCAGGCTGTATTCAATGTCGGGGATGGTTGCCTCAGGCTCCACCCGGTCAAAATCCAAATGGCTTTTGACCATCCGAACCACATCACCCCGGCCGAGTTTTTTCAATTCCTCAAACAGGGTCGCAATCGAAATGCCGCCTGGCCGCTCTTTGAGACTCTGCCACCTATGAGAAATTTCCCCTCCCGCCTCACTGTATTGGGGGTCTCTTGTGCTCCAGGCAATGAAAACCTCCATCCCCTCGAGGCTGCCGCCTGCTGCGCTGTGGCTGGCCGCCATGAGCCGAAACCAATCGTGTTGGTCTCGGTAGTTTGTGACCTCGAGCTCATCCAGCATTTTGGCCAGGAGGGCCGCTGAAACGGTTGTTGGTTCCTCCCCGTCCTCAGGCTCGGCCACATCCCGTTTGAGCATTCCCATGAGGCCGGCCGGCGCCGATTGCCGCTGGTAATCCGAGAGAAATTCGGTCATTGAGGAAAAATGATAATTGCCGCCTTGCCAATGCGGGCTGCCGGCAATGACCACATACTGGCCATGGGTCAAAAATTCGATGTCTGGGAGCTCTTTGAGTTTCTTTCTGATGGCCAACTCGGCCGGTTTGGTGAAATAGAAATGCCGGCCCTTACTTGGGGCCTGAACCTCAACCGTTGCACCATCCAGGGCCGCCGACAAAATCCGCTCGAGCTTGGCCAGGCTCTCGAGGCCCTTTTTATCGGGCCGGTCTGGGGTTGCCGCATCAACATCAACCACCAGGTCACCAGGGCCCAGCGCCCAGGCAATTGGATGGCCGCTCTCCCAGTAGCCCAGCAATTCCTCCCTGGTGAAATTTGCGTTGGGCCAATCCTCAATCAGGGGCTTTTTGCAATTGCTGTCCCCGATCTGGGTCCTCGGCCTCAATGGAAACAGCCGAGCGCCGTATTGCTCCAGATATACGTCAATCATCCTTTTTTCCCCTTTTGCTTTGCTTCCAATGCTCTTTGAATCAAATGGGCTGCCCCCGCGATAGTTGCCGTATAAAACAGCATTCGCCTCGGGTCTTTGTGGAGTTTCAATTGCTCATGGGCAAAATTGCTCGATTCCATCAATTCGGAAATTGGGAACTCATCACCCCAACACTCAATCATTGAGTCAAAAATCCCTGAGGCCTGGGCTTTTTCCTGGTCAGCCATCGCCAGAATATAGTCATCACTCATTGCACTCCCTTTGCGTATTCGCGCAGGGCATCCAGGATGGATTTCTGCGCCAGGGCTTTGTTATCAATCCTCAGCCTCATGGCCACATCAACGGTTGACCTGGCCAAAATCCGATGGACCCGCACATTGTTTTTCACCCCCTGGCGGTAGATTCTGGCGTTGGTCTGCTGATAGACCTCGAGATCATCGGTCAGGCCAAACCAAACAATATCATTGCCCGCGCCTTGCATATTGAGGCCATGGCTCATGGCCCGAGGCTGAACATATAACAGGGGGAGCTCCCCACCGTTCCACTGGTCAACCAATCGGTCAGTCTCTCGAGCCGATACGCTTCCACCGATGAAAGGGGCCGGCCGCCATTCCTGGAGCCGCTCCAGGTCATGTTTGAATTGGTACGCAACCAAACAGGGTTTGCCGGCCAATTCCTCAACAATCGATTCCAAGGCCTCGATTTTGGCCCTGTGGGCCTTTGCGCTGATTCCCTTTTCGACATAGACCCCGCCATTGGCCACCTGGCGACATAGTAGATACTTAGCCCCCGCGCTGAATGCCTGGACCTCAACCGCCTCGGTTTCGACTAATTCCCCTTGGTCCAGGCTGAAAAACAAATCCCGCTCCAGTTGCTTGTAGGCCTTGCGCACATCGGCCGGCAGGTCAACCATCACATCATTGGTTATGAGCTCGGGGAGCTCTAGATAATCCTGGGCATCCAGCCGCAAAACCAAATCGGCAATGCGGGCCTCGATTTGCTCTTTGCTGTGTTGGTGGGCAATCCATTCTCGGCCCTGAAACCCGCCACGATAGAACCACCGGGTCCGAAAATGGGTGATTCTCTTGCCCAGCCGCTCGCCCTCATCCAGGATGAAAACCTGGGTCCACAGGTCCTCGAGGCTGTTGGGTGATGGGGTCCCAGTCAAAATGACCCGGCGCTCAAACCTGGGAAGCAACTCCCTCAGCGCTTTCCAACATTTGGCCCCATGGGATTTGAATTTGGTACTCTCATCAACCACCAGCATTTCCCAGGAGGGGAGCGCCTCGGGGTCTCTGGCCGCCAGGCTCTCGAGCCAGGCCATGCCCTCGGGGTTGATGGTGTAAATGTCCGCATCGGCCTGGAGGGCCTTGAGGCGCTCGGCCGGGCTGCCGTGGATAATGCTGATTTTCAGATTGCTGAATTGGTCCCAGGCCTCGATTTGCTTGGGCCACACCGAGTATATGACCCGCAGAGGGGCCACAATCAAAACCTTTCGCACCATCCCCAGCCGTTTCAATGCGTTGATGGCTGTGAGGGTTGTTGCCGTTTTGCCCAGGCCCGGGTCAAAAAACAGGCCGGCCCTCGGATTGGTCACCAGGAATTTGCTTCCCCGGGCCTGATAGGGGTGGGGGTTAAACTTCACTTTCGGCCCCCATGGCCTTGAGGCTCTTGCGTAGCGCCTTGCATTCGGCAATGACCCGCTCGAGCATATCGGCCGCTGTCTCGATCTCACCCCGCTCCATGTGATTGACTGCCCGCTCAAATCGGTCCCGCGCTCGGCCGGCCGTGATTCGGCAAAACTCCCTTTGTCGCTCGCTCATTCCTCATCCTCCTGAATCAAATGGTCAATGAATTGCTTGGCCTGTTCCTTACTGCGAATGATGGCCGTTGCATGGCCACAGCCGGCCAGGTAGTTGAGCCAGAATTGTTGAGCCCTGGCCACCTTGCCGTTTTTGGTTTTGAACTCGACATAGGCCATTTTGCCCCGCATCGGCAAACCGAAAATTGTTCGGTCAGGCCAGCCCACCGGGCCGGCCAACTTCTCAATCCTGAGGTTTCTCAGCTTGGCATAGTCAACAGCAAATTCCTCAATATCCTTTTCCAATTCGCTCATTTATATTGCCCTCCATGTTTCCGATTCTTTGTAGTCCTTTTGAGGTTTCGCCTGGCCTCTTTTTTCGATTGCTTTTTTATGCGCCGCTGTGCGTTTTTCGTTGTCCGGTCAGGGAAAACCGTGATTACCAAAACGCTCGTAATACTGTCCCGAACACAAACAAACGTGATTCCCTTGAAATGAACCTTGAACCTATTACCAATTGGCGTTGATTTGGCCACCGCTGCCATTTGCAATGCGGGAATCGGTTGGTCCTCAAACCCAAAACGCTGCTCAATCCGTTTGAGGGCATGGGGATGAAATGCCAGTTTCATTTGCGATACCTCTCGGCAACAAAACCCTCAACGGCCAATGGCAACCCAGCCGCCCAGGCCTGGGGTTCGGTCAGCAATTTGATTCCTTCCTCGAGCCGGTCAGTTTCGCTCTCGGCAATAACCTCATCATGGACCGTCGCCACAATCTCAAACCCCGCACCAGTCAGGGCAAACATCCCGTCAACCAGCACATCCCGGGCAAGGCCCTGGACAATGTTCTCCACCAGCTTGCCCCCATAGGTCTCATCACGAAAAACGCTCTTGCCGGTTGTGGTCTTGTAAGTCAGTTTGAGGCGCTCGCCCTCGCCCTTAACTTGCGGGTCGAAATAGAGAATCTCCCGGCCGCTCGGCAGAATCAGCGCGAGGAACTTATCCCATTTGCGAAACATGCCATTTGCCGAAATGGCCTGACGCTCCACTGAGCCCCAGAGTTTGACAATGCGCTGATAGGTTGCCCGATAGGTGTCCACACACCGTTTGGCGAAACGGTCATCAATGCTGGTGCCGTAGCCGGCCAATGTGGCCTTGAGCTTGGCCGCCCCCATCCCATAGCCCAGGCCGAGCACACAGGTTTTGGCAATGAACCGCTCGGCATCGTCAATGCGCTCGAGGGGCTTGCTGAATAGCCTGGAGCCGAATGATCGATAAACGTCTGAGCCCTGGGCAAATTCCCGCACCAATTGAGTTTCCCCGGCCAACCAGGCCAAAATCCGCGCCTCAATTTGGGCATAGTCCCAAACCAGGAGCACCCGGCCGGCAGGAGCCACAATGGCCGAACGCAAAACGGATTTGGCCGCCTCGATTGGGTCACCGAAAAAGAGCTCGAGGGCCTCCCGGTCACCTTCCCGGAATAGCTCGGCCAGGAGGCCGATTCTGTTTTTCTTCACCGAGCCCCGAGGGAAATTTTGGATTTGCGCCCCCATGCCGCTCCACCGGCCTGGGCCGGCGCCGTGATAGCGTAGGTTGCCGCGCATCCGGCCGGCCTGAGACCGCACCAGCATGGCCTCAAATTTGGCTGTGGAGCTCTTGCCGGCAATCTGCCGAATCTCGAGGGCCCGCCTGGCCGCTGGGGGCAAATTGCCTTTGAGCAAGGCCACAACATCATTGGCCCCCAGGGTTGGCGTTTGAACGCCCTGGAGCTCGAGCCACTCTTTGAGTTTGGCAACCTCGGTTGGAGCCTGGACCGCGCCACCTGTGATGGCCTGGAGCTCGAGGGCCAATTCCTCCTGGGCCTCATTGACGATTCGCACCGCATTGGCACAGAGCACCCGGTCAACCTCGAGGCCTCGATCATTGATGGTTTGGTCCAGTTGCCAAACCCGCAATTCTCGAGGGCTCAAATCCCTCATCCACCTATCGGCCTGGCGCTCAACCTCAACATCCTGCCGGCAATACTCATAGACCGTTGCCAGGTCTTTCGGGCATTCATGCCACTGGGCCTCATCATCAAACAGGGCCGGGCCCTCTTTGGCCTTTTTGGGCTTGGCCAGTTTGAGCATGACCCTTTTGCCGCTCTCATCCTTTTGGGCCTCGAGGCCTGTGACCCTGGCGAACATATCAAGGGATTGGGGGAGGCCCATGGCTGCCGCTTTGGCCATGGTGCAGCGCCACCGCTCAAACTCGATTGGCTCGAACCCATATCGGATTTGGCAAATGTGGCTCCAGATATTCCGCTCAAATGCGGCATTCCAGGCCGAGACTAAATGACCTTTTGGCCAGTTTGGGGCCGGTAGGCCTGGGGCCCAGATAGAAACAGGCCCATCATCGATGGCCCAGGCCATGCAAATGATGTCTGTGGATGGGTGGGCCGCATACTCATAGACCCCAACCAACTTGAGATCCAAGGTTGACCGGGTTTCAAAATCGAGATGAATCATCACATCACCCAGCCCAAACCAACAACCCACTGGAGCACATCATCACCAACAACCAAAACATCCTGGCCGGCATCCTTGCCCATGGTTTTCCCTTTCATGTTGAAAGAGGTTCGGGCAGGAATCGAACCTGCTTGGCTATTCTCCAACTCACCCGCGACCGCTAAAAGCGTCTGCTCAGGTTGCCAGCCGAGAAGTTCTGCGTGTACCCACCACGCTGCCGAACCAAAAAGGGGAGGCCAATTGGCCGAGGCCAACCAGCCTCCCCGGTCGCAAAGGGGTTTCCCTAAAAAATGTCATCCCCGCCATCATCCGAGGCCACCGGCGCGAAATCCTGCTCGGCCGTTGTCTTGCCGCTGAATGGCTCGCCATCGCCCAATTTCTGGATGTTGTCCAGGGCAAAGGCCACACCGCGATTGCCTGAGTTGTCATAGGCATAGGCCCGAATTGTGGCTCGCGCGAAACAACCCGCATAAAAATCAGCCGGGTCAATGATGGCCTGGAGGTTTTGGTCAACCAGGCCCGGTTTGGTCTTGCTGGTTGCCCTCACAAAAATGCAACCGTCATAGCCATCCAGATCCGGTTTCTCAGCGCCATCCCGAAACGGGGAGCGAAGATTGGCCGGCCGCTTTTTCTTGTCCGGCCATTTCTCATCCAGGGCCGCGTTGGCCGCTGCTTTCAATGCCGATAAATCGGTTTTGCCATCGAAAAGCATGGTGATAGAGAACTTGGGCTCTTTGCCCTCATAGGCCTCGGCCTTGAAAACCGCAGGAAACGAAACACGGAATTTGGGAGTCAACACCCTCAACACTTCATTTGCCACAACAGGAACTCCTAACACTGAAACAAAGAAATAGAAAAACCATGCCGGGCCGCGCCCCGCCATGCCGCGCCGAGCCGAGCCATGCCAATCCCAGCCATGAGAAAAACAGCCCCAGGAGTCGAACCCGGGCAAAGACCATCACTGTTTCAAAAACCTAGCCTCGCCTTGCCCAGCCTAGGCACGCGAATCCTTGCCTCGAATCACAAAATCTCAAAAGAGAAACGCCCATAACCGATTGACCGCCCATCACCGATCCCGCACATAACCGAGGCTCGCCCCAGGGCTGTCTCGAGCATGTCTCGACTAACAATTGAGTCCTCAGTCAAAACCTCAAATTGAATCTGCCAATCTTTGAACCTGGGGCGAGTCCGCAGAATTGAGGAACGCTGATTTTTGACAACCGTGGTCCATGCAAATTGGTCCCGCTGCCCCCACATGCCCTCGGCATCCCTCGGCCCCTGGTACTCAATTGCCGCATCATCTGAGAGGAAAATCCCGCTCTCAAACTCTTTGCCGTTTTTGTCTTTCCTGGCCCCATCAATGAGCATTCTTCTAATGTTGGCTCTTGGGATCACTGGCCCAGCTTGGGGGCACATGTAGAGGCCGCTCATAAACTCCAACCGTTCCAATTCCTCCAGGTCCGCTTCGGTTTTCTTTCCTTTCTTGTTGGTGATTGCTGCCATCTGCTTTTTTAGGGAGTTCCTCGGGTCCACACATTGATTGTTGTGGAGCACCAAGGGGCTTTTCCCTTTCAAACGCACAATATATTTCTGAACGCCCATTGCTTGTTCCCTTAAAAGTCTTTCGTTTCTGGTATCGCCTGTTTCTGAAAATGTTGGTGATTGCTTCGTGACATTCACGGCAAAGAATCACAACGTCTGTCATTTCCAAAAGGTTGTTTCTGTCTTTTCGATATGATTCCTCTGAGGCATGGTGGCATTCAAGAAAATCAACAGATTTGCAGGTCTCACATTTGCCCCCGGCAAATAACAATCTCCGCTTCCTCGCTTGTTGATAACTGTCGCCATATATGCCCATGAAAAACCTAGCCCCGCCGCGCCATGCCTCGCCATTCCCAGCATTGCCTCACCTAGCCTTGCCCGGCCTGGAGACTATGCAACCTCATCACAGATTGAGCCGCATCGGGCATATCCCGCGACATCGATCCATGAGTCCCGTTTTGGCTGGTGCATCAACCGGGAAAGCTTGAGAAGCACCATAGCCATGGCAATATGTCTGGGCTCAAATGAGGCACCAGGTTGGAGCATGTGGGCAAACAATCCGTTCCACATGGCCGCTGTGCGCCGAAAGTCTTGGTCAGGAGGGCCGTATTGGGCCTGGCGGTCTCCCTTGGTAATCCTGAGGGCAGTTTCCAAAATGTCCTCAGCCTGGGCCTCGGCCGCCTTGAGCGCCTCAATGCCCTCATGCCAATCGAAAATGGCCTTTTGGTGACCGGCCAATTCTGGCTCGAGGGTCACCTGGGCCGCCTGGTGGAGCTCGGCATTTGCTTCCCGCAAAATTTCGCCCACGGTTTTTATGTTGGCCTCGAGAGGGGCAACTGGCGCCTCGGGCTCTTTGGCCTCATAAATGACCTCGAGGTTGAGCCACTCAGCCAGGGCAATCTCGGCCTTTGAGCCCCTTGATCGCTCATAGCCTGGGAGCACATAGACCGCATCACATCCAAAGATTGCGTCAACATCGCGCCGAATGATGTCCCTGAGGTTGAGGGTTTCGGGCAATGTGCCCCAATCGTGATTGGCTGGGAGGCTCTCAGGGTCAAACCCACAATCCCGGTCAATGTCTGCCGGGTTTACAGGGTCCCAGCCCTGGTTGAATAGCCGCTCGGCCGCATCGTCAAAGGCTGGGAAGTTATAGAGCCGAATGCCTCGCATCGGGCCGGCAATGTAGATTTTTTTCCGTGGTAGCTTGCGCCGATAAACCTGTTTCGAAACTTGCAACACTCTCCCAGGGTCACCAGTTGAAACCCACTGACCGCAGAGTTGATATTGGTCGCCATCCTGGAGAGTCTCACCAACTTCCAACAGCCGATAGCCAACACCCGGGTCAACTGCTGGGGCCTCAACTGGCGTTTCAACCTTGCGACGGTATGGGTTGAAACATCGACTATCAAACGGTTTTCCGATGGAATGTTCAAACGCTGGGACCCAATGCCCCATGTAATCCCTATATTGATCGCTTGCCAGGATGGTTTCACCATTTCCCAACAGCCGATAGCCAACACCTGGGTCAACCTTTGTCTCACGCATCGTTTTCAACCTTTTCAAAATCAGTCTCGGGGGTAGATTTCAAAACCGCTTCGCGCTTGTCCGCATCGGGCACCAGCCTGGTTCCCATGGTGGGGCGCACCGTCAAATTGCTCACAATGTCTTTGGCCTGTTTGGCCTTCATGCCCTTGGCCTTGGGATAGGCCTTTTCCACCTGGGCAGGGCTCTTGAGCTCCCTGGGCTCATAGATTGCCGTTTCCTCGAAACCGGCCTTGATGAGGGCATCAGCCACATCAGCGCTGTCACCATGCCAGCGCCGGTTGCCCATCGATTCCACCAGTTTCCAACCAGGGATTTGCTCCCCTTGCTCGGCCAGGCTTTTGGCATGGGCCTCAATGGCCCTGAGCCAATCCGCCATCACTGGTGCCAGGTTGAGCCAAAACAGCACCCGCTCCCGAGCCATATCAGCCGGGTTGGGGAAACTGAAATCGGCCTTGGCATCGGCAATGGCCAGTTGGTGGAGCTTGGGGCAAGCAACTTTTGCCGGGCACCATCGGCAATGGTCGCCAGGTTGCAGATAGGGCATCGGGTCCGCTTTGGCCTCATGGGCCAAACGGTAGGCCTCGGCCAATGCCTCTTTGTGCTCGAGCACAATTGATTTGCTCAGCCGCCAGGTTTTGACCTTGGGGCCCTCATCCTCCTGGGACCGAGGTTGGATGATTGAGAGCTCAACACTCTCAAATTCGCCCAGGGCCTCGAATGCCAGCACCGCATAGGTCAACAACTGCTTGTTGCCCTCAGCGCTCACAGCCACACCCGCGCCGTGTTTGTAGTCTTTGAGGTACAGGGTTGAGCGCTTCCCCTTGCCCACCGGGTTGAGATAGTCTGCAGTCCCTTGGAGCCCGGGAAATTCCTGGCTGGCCATCGATTTTTCGATCATGGCCGATTCGGCCGGCAAACCCTCAATGTGCTCCAGGAACACCGAAACCGCCTCGGCCATTTCCTCTGTGACCTCAACCTCATGCTGGGCATCGTCCTCAACAACCTGGACGAACTCCCCAACAAAATCCCAGGGGGAGAGCTCGAGGCGCTGGCATTGTTCCAACACCGCATGGGCCGCAGTCCCTTGGATGGCATAGTCTGAGGCCTTGCTTGGCATCCCATCCGAAAGGGCCACCGAACCCGGGCAATTCATCCACCTGCTTGCCGCTGATGGTCGAAATTCCATTACTAGGCCACTCCCAAACGCGCCACGAAATCCAAAACCAACTCATCAGTCTTGAGATCCGTGACCTTTTGGAGGCCCATTTCCTTTATCACCTTGGAGGCCAGGCCCTTGCCCCCAGGCATCGCCAGAATGCGCGCCTTGATTTCCTCCATGCTTGGAACCGCTGGGGCCGCTGGGGCCTCGGCCTTGGCTGGTGGGATGGTCACCGCTGCCGAATGCTCGGCCGCTGTCGTCACCGTCACAGGGCCATTCGATGATGGGCTCACCGATGATGATCCCGATTTGCACCCCGTTGAGCCAAACTCCTCTGGCTCGAAACTCAATAGACGGTCCAGAAACACTTTGATTGCTTCCTCGAGGGTCTTGCTCACCTCGAGCACAACTTTGATTTCCATGAGTCACCCTTTGGCCTGAACTGAAACGAACGTCAACAACCGCTGTTTCGATTCCGCCTGGGGCTTGCTTGTCTGGTTGCTTGGTCATCTTTGAAACCCCTTTGCCGAATCGCTCTTGCGTTGCACAGGGGAAATGTAGAGGCACTTTTTTGGGGCCCTGAGGATGTCAACGGGCAATGTCTTTGCCGGTCAACTCACTGGCCGAGAAAAAATTTTCAATTGTCATCTTGAGCGCACAAAACCCGGGTTGAATTGCACCCAAATTGCACCAGGTTTGACCACAGCCCCTAGAAAATCCCGGCATTGCCGAGTTAAAATCAGATCCCGCTTATTCCCCTTGGGGGTATTAGATTGGCCAGAGTTGTCAACCGCTGATAGACAACTCTGGCCATTTTCGTTGAATTGCCGAGGTTTTTTAGCCTCAGTGTCTTTGGGTGTCTTTTGGCAATTTGCACCCAGGTTGCACCAATCGGGAGAGGTTGCACCAGGATTGCACCAACAAAAAAGGGCCAGCCTTTCGGCCAGCCCTCGAGAGAAAAACGGTTGGTTGTGGTTGCTTCACCCAATCACTTTGAACGCCGGCCGCGCTCGGCCAACCGCCTCATCAACCTTTGCCTGGAGGGTCATTTGGTAATGCCTGAGGCTGATGTCAATGCCATGGCCAATCCAATCGGCCTCAGCCCTGGGGCCAAATTGCTCGGCAACCTCTGTGGCCCTCGAGCGCCGGCAATTGAGCCACAAATCCCGCCAGGGCTCAACACCCGCTTTGGCGAACCAGGGCCAGAGCCGATTGCGAAAGGCCGCATCACTTGACCGGCAAAAACCAGGGCAGACCAAATCAGCGCTGGGGCCGGCCTTGCGCCTCAGCGCCGTGAAATGCTCCTGGAGCTCCACAAAAATTGGGCACACCCTTGAGGATTTGGTTTTGGGTGACCTGATTCTCATTTCCCAACTGTCCAGGTCAACATCAGCCCATTTGAGGTTTCGGATCTCTGAACCAATCCGCAACCCGCCATATCGAGCCAGGGCCAAAACCAATTTGGTTTCCAAATCGGGGACCGCTGCAATGAGGGCCTCAATCGATTGCCGAGGGACAAAAAAATGTCGCTCCCGGTCAACCTTCACCGGGGTTTTGACCCCCTCGGCCGGATTACGGGCAATCCATTCCTTTTGAACTGCCCAACCGAGCATTTGTCGAAAATGCTTGAGGTTTTTTGCAATGCTGGCCGGCCCATACGATTGGCGCCCCAGCCACCGTTTGAAATCCTGGCAATCGCCATGGCTGATTTCACAAATGAGCCTCGAGGGCCCGAAAAACTCAGTCAAATGCTTGTGGACCTGGGCATAATTGATTTTTGTACGCTCGGCCAATTCGGGGAAATGCCCTTTGGCCAATGCCACCAGGTCCGCCAGGGTGTAGCCCTCAGGCCGCACCAAAGAGAGCCCGGCATCATAGAGTTGCTGCCTGATGGACGGGTCAACCCGCCTGACCCACTCGAGCACATCGGCAGCCGGTTTGATTCCAGCCTTTTGGTATTGGCTGAGCCGCTCAACATGAGCCCTCAATTCCTCGGCCTCGGTCCTCGAGCCCCGATAGGTCAATGAGTTGCGCCGCCCAAAAACCTGGTATTGTATCCGCCAAACACGTTTGGCCCTTTGAATCAATGTTGCCATGGGGTCCCCTTTGCTGTCTGAGCCTCATTTGACCAATGCCTCAACATCACTGGCCAGCACTCGAACACTCTGCCCGAGCTCTCTTTTCTGCAACCGTCCCTGGCGTATGTAACGGTCAATTGTGCGGCAACTCACATCCAGCATTCGCGCCGCCTCCTGCCTGGTGATAAACCTTGGCAAATCTCCCGATTGCTCGGGCCCAGGTTGGCCTATGCCTCCTGCCAACCTGTTGAGTTTTTCAAAAAATGAGCCGATTTCTAAGATCGCATTTCTCAATTCAATGTCCATTGGTACAATTTCCTGTGCCCACCCAAATTGGGGCGCCTATGGGTTGAACGCTGAACCGGGCCTCGTAAACCATGCTCAGCAAACTCATTGTGGCCCATTGGGTGGGCCATTTTTTCCCGTCAAACTCTAGTCAACTGACCTAGCTTGACACCTTAGGTCAAAAAATCTTTGGCGCATTTCTTCGCCTCGGCCAATGCCTTTTTGCCCTCTGCCGTGAGGGAAAGAGTAACTCTCCCTTGTGAATCTTTGGTTTTGCGAACCAGCCCCCGCGTTGATAACCTGTCAATAAACTGGTTGATGTTGACCTGGGGAACCAAATTTGATGAGGCCTCGGCAATCTCCCGAAATGTGGCTCCAGAGCTTTTGCCGATTGCAGCCATAACGGCCGCTTGTTTCAATGTGATTTCCATTGCTCTCCCGCGCGTTGTAGTTGGCCGCCAGGAACTCCCTGGCCGATTAGCCGGGAGCAATATATCAGGCCAATCTATTGAGTCAACAGGGGTTTCAAAGACGAAAGGGCACCAAATGAAAACCGCGATTCTCACCGCGCTGGCGCTGCTGCTCTGCCTGGGCTGTGGCAAGTCTGAACCGGCCAACCCGCTGGCCGGTCAGGATTCAATGGCGATCTCAATCGCCAAATCCGAGTTTGATGGGTATATCGAGGCCTGGGAAAAACGGGTTGCCGATGGAACCTGGGACCGGATGGTTGCCGATGGCTCCTATGTCAAACTCATGCCCGAGGCTCAGCGCCACATTGACCCGAAAGAATTTCCGGCGCTGAGGATTGCCGAGCTCAAAGGCGCTCGAGACAAATTTGCCGCTGAGCTCAAACGCCGCTCTAAGTAATGACCTGAGCGCCGCCACCAAAAATGATGATTCCATCAACCTGGTCAAAATTGGTATAGCCAAGGGTTTTGGTACTCTCACCGCTCGCAATGGTCACATTGCGCCCAAAATCAATCCCGCCGATCAATTCATCGGCCGGCGATGTATCGTTCCTGAGAACCAGGCTCCTGAATGTGAACCCGCCCCCGCTGCCGGTCCACTCAGGAGCCGAAAGGACCACACGATAGGCCCCATTTGTGTAGCTGGCCGAAACGACGGTCAGGGCAATCCCGCCTGAGGTATAGCCGCCAGAGGTTGAGAGCTCATCAGCCGAAACATCGCTCCAGGTATCATCGGCCGGGTCCAGGGCTGTTGAGAGCAAATGGGCCCTGATGGTATCGCTGGCCAGGTTATGTTTTTCGGTTGCAAGAGCCGCGAAAAATGCCGAGTAATACTTAAACATTAGGTCAATTCCTTACTCAAATCCAAAACCTGAGCCAACTCCCCTGTTGCCGGAAACGCCGGCCGAGGAAAACGCCACCAGCGCCCCCGCAACTGTCGAGCCCTCAACCGCTGCCGATTGCTCGAGGTTGCCACCAGAGCCCGAGCTAAACAGCACCCCACCCCCTGGAACCGTCCCAGAGTTGGGCCGCCAACCACTCAACATCGGGTCAACTTCGTGCATAAACAATGAGGCCGAGGCCACATTGAGGGTGGCATTGCCCGAGACTAATGGCGATTTGCTCAATGCAAATGCCACATTGAACCCAGAGCCGTTGTTGACGTATCGCCCCTCAGGGGCTTTGTAGTAAAAGGGCACAGTCACCGTGATGGTTTCGGTAATGCCTGAGAAATTCACCCAGGAGGTGACGATTGGCGCCGCTGAGCCGATGGCCTTGCCATAAATGACCGTCCCGCCTCCAACCGCTCCCATGGAAACTTCAACCGCAGCCCCCGAGGCCTGTTTGAGCGCCGAAATGCCCTGGATGTTGCCGAGGGGGTGGGTCAAATCGATGGTGAATTGCATTTCCCCAAACCAGTCTGATTCCCCATCAATCCTGATATGGGTTTGATCGCTGAGCAAATCCACAACTGTTGAGCCGGCCGTTTGGAGGCTGGCCGTTGTTGCCTGGATGATCCGAAACGGGTTTCCCTGCCATTTGGTTGAGAGGCCGGTTTGAAATGTCAGGCCATAGTAGCCGTTGATTGCCGCATAAAAGGCCGCAGGGCCGTTTTGGGGCATCAGGTCAACCAGGCCCCATTTCTCCCCTGTGCCTGTTTCCCGGTAGAGAACGGGGAAACCGTAGTTGCTTTGATCGTGTTTAGCCTTGAGCCTGGTGACATCATTGATTGAGGTTTCACCGCTCAGGTGAACCATCAACGGGTCCGCATGATATTGGGAGTAAATTCGCGCTGGGACCCGGCCATCCAGCACACAATCAACCGTTTCCCCTGGGGCCGCGCCGCCAGGAACCGAAACCAGCCGTTTGTTGCTGTTGACACCATGAGGGGTTGGCGCCACCCCGCGAAACACCGGCGCCGCTTTGAACCCGGCCAAATCATCCGAGGGCCTGGGCTCGGCCCCATCAATCATCAGGAAACCCCACTCGGGGACCGTATAGCCCGAAAGGTTTTTGACCTTGGGCAACCCGGTTGACCCCGAGGCGCTGGCCGATTCAAACCGCACCAGGAGAGTTTGGGTTCCTGTTGAGGTTGGCGGGTTGATGATCCGAAACCGGCCCGCTGTGCCGCTCTTGAGCTTGTCCGAGTCCCCGGCCACTGGCTCAGCATGGGTGTCAGTTGTGGCAACCACATTGACCCGCGCCATGGTTGCCCCGCCAATTACAGCCTCGGCCAGGTCATCATCAGCAACCGCAGCCTGGACAATGACCACCGGGCCCAATGCGCTGGTTGGCGCCACACCCTTGAGGGCCTTGAGGTTTTGGAAATCCTGAGCCACCCCGAGGGAGTTTGAGACCTCGAGCACACCGAACCGGGGAACGGTTGCCCCCGATTCATTTTTGATTTGAACCTCGGTTGGGCTGGATTTGGCACCAGCTTGGCCCGAGCCGGCCAGGGATTGTTGGCGCTCTGCCCAGGCAACCGTATCAACCAGCCGATTATAGAAACTGGCCGGGAAACTGAACGGCATTCCGGCCGATGTCTTTTTGGGTCGCATTAGGTTGAAATCCCCAGGAGGCTGAAATCGGTCTTGGGGTAAATGTCGGCAATGTAAGCGCCAATGGGCTCAGGAACAATTTTGTTGGCATCGTCTTTGGGCCTGAACATGACCCAGGCATATTGCCAACCCTCTTTGGCCACAGAGCCACCGAGCGAAACCCCGCCGATCTCGGTCAGGGTCTCAGGGGGCTGGATTTGAAACGAATAGTCAATTTCCCAATTGCCATCAGCGCGTTGTCGGCCATCGATTCCAATGAGCGCCACGCTCCCCGCGCCCCAACTGCGAAATGTGGCATTGTTGAGGGTCCACACTTGCTCAAATCGAGCTTTGAACCAGGCGTTTGTTGCCGTTGCCGCTTCAATCACCGTGGAGACCGTGAATTGCCCGGTCCTCGAGTTTACCTCGAGCCCATCAACCTCCCCGTTGTATTGGACATTGAGGGCCTTGCCCACATCCCGGGAATTGGTCCCATATTTGGTTTGGCTGAGGCAAACCGTTTGATGAGCCGAGGCCCCAGAGAATGAAAACGAAACCTTCTCCCGGCCAGGCTCAATGAGCTCATTGGCCGCCTCGGTCTGCTCATCTCGGCCAGCATGGCGATAGTCAACAGTCCCCTCATATCTCGAGACCCCGCCATCTAACCCGCGGATGGTCTTGATTTTGTAAACCGGGGTTGCCTCGAGGGGGATGGTATCAACCGTTGCCGTTGCCGGCGCTGCCCCTTTCAACAGCACCAGCGCAGCCGCCTCGGTCTCGGCATCAATTAGGTATGTGCGTTTCATCCAGGAATTGAGCCCAGAGCTCTCAAATTCTGGTGAATTAGGGGCCTGGGCAATTTTGGAGGTGTCGCAAAATGTGGTTGGCATGGGTCAATTATCCGAAAACAACACCTGGGGAATTTTGAATGTCGCCTCTCAGTCCCTTCATCTCAACCAACAGGTTGGCCGTATTGGTGACTAACTTTTCATCTTTGCTCTTGGCCCCTGGCAACATTTTGGCAATGCTGGCCGCAGCAAATGAACCAACCGAATTGAACTTCTCAGCCGAGGCCATTGAGCCCCCGGCCGCTGTCTGAGCTTGCATTTGAGGCGCTGCGATTTCTGGGGCAACCTCGGTCTGGATTTCCTCTCGAGCCTTGCGGGCTTGCTCAACCAAACTGTTGAGCTCTTGCTGGTACGTTTCTGGGGAAAGGGTTGCCGCAATGTCTTTGGCAACCTGGTCAGTGTTAATTTGATTGAAAGATTGGCCCCAGGATTGGGCCGCCATCAAATCGGCATTGTCCTCGGCCATCACCTGAACGCCGATCACATCGCCCATACGCTCGGCAATCCATTGGCTGACACTGGCCCGAGCCAGATTGAGTTGGGCCAAAACCGAGCCAATTTGTTTCCAGAGCTCGGCCAACATTGCTGACATGGTTTCAATTGAGCCCCCAAAGAGCTCGATCACCGATTCCATGGCTGTGGCCACAACCAGTTTCAAACCGGCAAAACCGATCTGAGCCGCCAGGGCCAGATCACCCGTTGCAATCGCATCAGAAATGCCGCCCCAGGCTGTTGAGAATGTCTCTCTCAGCCAATTGAATCCGTTGCCCAAATAGTTGAGAACCGGGTCAAACACCCCAAACAGGTTTTGGGCCACAATGCCGATTCCGACAATGCCCGCAATGACCAAACCGATGGGGCTGGTGACCGCTGCAAACGCCGAAATCAACACCCCGCCCAAGGCGCTGGCCACACTGATTAAAGCCGTGAAAACTGGAGTCATAAACGCAATGGCTGAGCTAAGGCCCCAGGAGGCAAGGCCGGCCGCCAATAGAGCCGCGCCAGTGAAACCAATGGCCGCAACAAATCCCTGGTTGTTGGAAATGATTTTGGTAACCACCCCTGCCATTTCTGTAAGGCTGCCAATCACAGCCTGGAGCCTTGGGGCCAGGGCATCGCCAACCGCCAGGGCCATCCCCTCAACCGCTGAAAGGGCAATGCGAATCGAGCCACCGAGGCCCGCGTCCATTTCCTTTGCGGTCTTGGCCGCTGTGCCCTCTGCGCCCCTGAGAACCTCGGCTAACTCTGTGACACCACCAGCCGTTTGGGAGAGCACATTTGCCGAGGTAATGCCCAAGAGCCCAAAAGCCTCTGCCATGCGGGCTGTTCGCTCATGGACCGGCATGTTGGCCGTTACTGTGTTGATTTCATCCAGAATTTGCACCAGGGGTTTCATCTGCCCGGTTGCGCTGTCAACATTGTCGATGTTGAAAATCCGCTTGAGCTCATCACCGCTGGCCGCTGAAATGACCGAGAGCCGCCTGAGCGCTGTTCCCGCCTCGCTGCCTTGAATGCCGACATTTCCGAGCACCCCGAGGATCGCCGCTGTGTCCTCGAAACTCATCCCGAGGGATTTGGCCACAGGCCCAGCATATTTGAGAGATTCGCCCAGGCCCTCAACCGTGTTAAACGTGCTGTTGGCCGCCTTGGTCAGCACATCAGCCGCCCGGGTCGCATCTTTCGCCCCGAGGCCGAATTGGCGCAGAGTTGCCGCCATAATGCCGGCCGAAAGGGCCGCATCTGTTCCAGTTGCCCGGGACAAATCGAGAACCGCAAGAGTCATTTCCTCAATTTCATCAGGCTTGAAACCAGCCCGGCCGAGCTCGGTCATTAAGTTGGCAACCTGAACCGCTGTGAAACTGGTTGTGGCCCCGAGCTCTCGAGCCCTATCGTTGAGGCTTTGCAATTCCCGGCCGGTTGCGCCTGAAACGGCCGCTGTTGCCCTGATTGCGTCATCAAATGAGGCAAACATTGTTGCCGACACAGCAAATGGCGCAGAAATCAACCCGCCCAGCTTGGCCGCCCCTTGGCCAAATGCCCTCAGCTTTTTCTCGGCCAATTTCAAACCAGCCTCTAGCCGGTCCTTAACGCCGAGCTCAACATTGGCCTGGCCGGCCCGAACCTGCCTTGCTGTCATTTAATGCAATCCTTCCACAGGTCTGGGTATTGATTTTGGAACCTGGCCAGGGCCTCATCAGTAAATGGCCTCGGCCGAATGTGGGCCAAAACCCGTTTTGAGTTTCGTTTGTTCTCAACCCTCACCAGAGTTTTGCCACCCTTATCAAGGGCACCAGGGACCGGCCGAACATTTGAAATGCTGCTATCCTTTTTGGGGCCAATCACAACCGTCCCAGTGAAATGATCGTACTCCCAAAAAATGAGGTTTCGGATTCCGCCGCGCTGAACGTGACTATAAGGGGGCCGGCCTGGTGGAGATTTGATTTTGTTGTCCGGCTGATACTTAATCATTCGCCGCATAATGCCGCGAACAATGGCACCGGAGCGCCTCAAAACCCGCTCTTTGGCATCACTGGATTTCTGTTTCAAAACCTCTTTGGTCATTTTGACTATGACCTTGGCCGAGATTTGAATCATAAGGGTCCACCCACTTTGGAAATGCCGCTTTCAATCCGCGCAAATTGCCGGCCGTAGCTCGAGGGCCTTTTGTCTGAAACCTTTTTCGGTATGGGTGGAAATCCAGAGGGCTCACACCCTTTTTGAATATCCCAGCCATACAGGCCAAAAGGCTGGCGGTATGGTCCCATTTGGCCAACTCATTTGCCTCGAGCATCCCCTGGAGCTCGCCAAATGTAAAAGGCCTCGGGTCAATCGCCAGCATTCCGGCAGCCCTGAAAACTAGCCCCCAATAGCCGAGTCTATTTTCTCGGCCACCCTCTGGCTCTCCTCGAGAATCTTGCTCTCGAATTTCCTCGCCGCTTCCTCCGTCCCATTCTCCACCTGTCGAACCATTGCGGCCAAAGTCCGACGTTTCAACTTTTTTAGTGAGGTTGCAACTCCATTGAGGAACGCGCTGGTTGCCTCATCAAGAGTTTCACCCTCGAGGCCCTCCAGGAATTGTTCCTCACTTACCCCTTGCTCTTTCCGAGCTTCCTCAGTCAGTAAGCAAAGGATTTTCACCAGTTGCCAGGTGTCGGCAACCAACTGAGACAATGGGCCGTTTTGGGTGTCCAGGATTTGCTCAACATCAAATCCCAGCCGGTCTTTCAACAGTAGCGCTTTGGCAACTGATAGCCGCAAATTCCAAACCCGGCCCGCTGTGTCGGTAAATGTGGTCTTGAGCGCATCGTCACTCATTGGCACCCCTCGCAACCATCATCGATTTCAGGCAATGGGGAGCTCGGGGTCAGGGCCCGCAGAGCGCCAACAGTGATGGGCATTGGCCGGCCTGGTGGGGTCCCCTCGGGAACCTCAACACCGAACGCCACCAAATCCCGGGCATTGATGAAAACCTCCTGGTTGTCAGGCCAGGGGGTCAACTGCTTGAGCTTTTGGGCAAATAGCTCGAGCGCATCCAAACTCATGTTGCTCATTTTTCGTTTCTCGGCTGAAAACTGGATATGTGAATCGGGAAAGGCCACCAGGAGGATCGCTCCCCCTGATGGCCAGCCCGAAACGAAAGATTGATTAGCTGCCAACCGTGTACCAGGCTGGCAAAACTTGAGTCCCTGAGCCATTCTCGAAATAGGCTGGCTTGAGCTCAATGTCAACGGTCATGCCATCGGCCAGGGGGAACTCATGGGAGTTGGTGAACACCTTGAAACCACCCCGGAACCCTTCCGAGCCCGAGGTTGCAATTGGGCCGTCCATCAGGGCAAACTCAGCCGCGCATCGGCTGAAAAACAAATCCCGAATGGTCTCACAATTGGCGTTGCCGTTGCGGTAGCTGAGTTTGCCGCTGATGGAAACTTCAATCCCGCCAGCGCCAAACAGCTTGATTGCGGTTGACCTGTCCGAGTCGTCATAGCTCTCGGCAGTCATGGGCATGGACAAATCCCGGGCCTCTTTGATCTCAACCCAGGTTGGGCTGGCCACCGTCCCTGAGTTGTAATAGAGCTTTGCATCCCGGCCGCTCGAATCGCTGCAAAATGTGGTTGGCATATCAGCCCCTTATTGTCTCAAAATGGTAAATGAAATTTGTGACCGAGAGGAAAACCCCCTCACTCCTCAACAACTGTGGATCGAAAATCGGGCTGTTTGAAAATGGGAGCAACAGCCGCGCCGTATGCGCTGGCTGAATTTCTGCCAGGGCCCCATCAACCACCGCTGGCAAGGTCAAAACCTGTTGGCTGTCCCAACTGATGAAATCCTGGACCTGTTCAACCAGGGAAACCAGGTCATCAATCTCACCCTCTCGGCCCTGGGCCTGGGTCCCAACATTTTTGGAAATGCCCACCGCAATGGTAATGTCAAAATACTCTGTGGCCCCTCGGTCTGATTCGGTCCCCTCAATGGCCGCTGGGATGATCACCCCCTTGGCCGTTGTCAATTCGCGCTTGTCGAGCTCGGGCATTGCGCCCCTCGAAAATGCGATGGTTGAGCCCCAGGAGGTTTCCCCTGATTGGCTCCAATAAGGGGCAGAACCGTTGTTGAGTAGGCCCAACAATGCGCTGGCAATTCTGGTTGAGGCGCCGCGACGGTATCCCATTATTCTGAAACCTGCCTGGTGTGTAGCCGCCAAACCTGCCTGGCCCGGTCACTGTGCCGAACGCCGGCGCTCCCTGGGGTTGGCAAAACCTGGAATGTCACCGAAACCCCGTCAATGGTCTCAATGATTTGATCGTCAATTGAGGGCTCGGTTTCCTCCCCCGCAATCACATAATCTGAAACGTCAATGAGGTAATCCCGAAACCGGGTCAAAACCACCGCGCCACCCTCAACAAACTCATCAGCCCGGGTTTCCCCAACTGTGGCCAATGCTCTGCCGGTTGCCGCCACTCCGTCAACAAACCGTTTGAGAATGACAAAACGCCCCGCCAGGGATTTTTGCCCCTGGCGGGCCGCGCTTGTCGCTCTGTCAACAGGTGTTGCCATTGCTCTCAATTAGCCAATTAGGTTTCGAGAGCTTCGGTTGTCGAAATGGCCTCGGTCACAATGATGGGCACCCCTTCAACCTCTCGGGGGATGGGAGCCGCTGCGCCGGTTGCGTTGGTCGCTGTGCGCGATTTCCGCAATTGCTCCTGGCTGCGCCGATTCATCACGATGTGGGTGGGGACCCGGCCGCCCGGGAACTTGCTCATCGCCTCATAAATGAGGGCATCGGTCAAACCCTTGCCGCTGTCGGCAGTCAGGTTGGCGATTCGGCAAACATCGTAAGCGCCGCCAATTTGCATCCCGCACCAGGTAGAGGCAGGGGTGTAATAGGCTGGGTAATGCTTGCCATCCCCATCGGTTGCATCAATGACCACGGTTTCCCCGAGCTCAATCGGGTTGTCCTCAATCATCACCGCTGACATTGCATCTTCACCGGCGCGAATCAGGAAGCAACTCGAGGCTGTGTTTGCGGTAGTGCCGCCAGCATTCACAACCATGGCGTCAGCCAGGGCATCGAGTTGGGCATTGTCAATGAGGCCCGCGAAACCGCCAGCCGCGTTGCCAGTCCCATAAATGATTTGCTTCTCAAACTCGAAAAATGCCGCCTTCAAATGCCGCAAACCTTCCCGGGCAATGAGGGCCTGGGCTCCACCCTTGCGCCAGGCCTTGGCCAGGGCATAGTCAACCAGCCAGGAAAAATCGAGAATCTTGAGGTTGACGGTCACAACCGTATCAGCCGAGGAATCAAATTCCCGGCCGGCATTCACATCACGAAAACCAACCACAGGGGCGCCGGTTTCCTTAACGTACTTGTGGGCTGTCCCATTGCTCGAGGGAGTCATTGGGAGGGCCATCAGGAAAGGGGCCGCCAGGCTCAAGTCAGTAACCTGGGCAGGGCTCAAATCGAGGGCATCGCCCACGAAATCAGCCAATACAAAAGGATCATCCGCCATGGTAAAAAACTCCGAATTGTGGAAATTGCTTGTTGCTGGAAACTGCTGAAACGCTCAGGCTGTTTTTGCTACTCTTGGGGCTGTGCAACCCCTTGGATCTTGAGCTTGCTGGAAAATCCAGCCCGCTTTTTGCCGGGCTTGTCGGCGCCACCCTGGGAAAGGGCTGATGGCTCGCTCTCCTGAGAGAGCTCCAGGCGCTTGCGCAGGCCGGCATTCTCAGCGCTCAATTGCTCGAGGCGCTTTTGGAAACATTGCTCGAAACTCAGGCCCTCGGCATACCACTCACCACCCTGGGCACCAAATGCCGCAATGTAGCGCTTGACCTCGGCCCGAGGGTCAACGCCGAGCTCGGCAACCACCCGGGTTGTGACAACATTGCTGTTGCCAGGCTCATGAGCCTCGGTTTCCTCTTGCTCATCACTTGCCACAACCTCAGCAACCGGGGTTTCAACATCCCCCGCAGCCTCAGCCACAGCAACCGTTTCCTCTGCCGCTTCACTGGTGTTGCCCTCAGCAAACCGGCCGATGTTTTTTGCCTTCATTATTGAAAGTCCTCTGGTTGCCAAAAATCGTTTGATGAACCCGCTGGCCCGGTCAGGGTCAACCCCGAGTTTGACTAACTCGGGCTTGGGTCCTTTCGTCTCACCGATCACATACGCCAGGAGCGCCTCGGCCTCCTGAAATGTCTCATCCCTGTGAAAGAGCCCATCGGGGTTGGCCGCTGGGTCATCAACCACATCGATGGCCCTGAGCTTGGCCAATCGCACATGGGGCAAATTGTTGATGTTGTCCGGGTCAGGGCTCTTGAAACCGCTGGTGTCAACCCAACCGTTCCTGTCAACAGTCGCACCATGGGCCAACAGAAACTCGGTTTCGGCCTGGGGGTCATGGAAAAAACTGATTGAGGCACCAAAACTTGCCGGGTCCTCTGCCGCTCGCTCGAGCACATGGGCCCCCATATCACCATCGGGGCTGTTTCGTGCCGATTTCCAAATGTGCAAATCAGCCCGCACAACATCAGGGCTCGAGCTCTCGGCCAAGGTCATCCGGCCGAGGCCCTTGGCCAGGGCATCCCCGCTCATATCGGGATGGGTGTATCGTGATTTCACACCCTGGGCCTCAGCCTTGAGGGCCGCGTCAACCTGGGCGATGAACTCCCGATCTGCCCACATCCCATGGCCGAGCGCCTCCCCTCGAGTAATCACCGCAACCCCGGGAATGAACCCCGCGCCAAACCGGCCGCCATCGGGCTCAATGGCTTGGCCTTTGTTGCCAGCCTGGAGGCCCTTGGCCACTGTGCCCCGAAAATAAACCGGCGCGTTTCTCAATCCGTTTTTACTGGCCATCGTTTTGAGGCTCCTGCTGTGCTGCCTGGTTTGCCGTGTTGTTGGAAACGGGAACAATGCCCCGCTCATCCATGTATTTCTTTTCTTCGGCCAACTCATCAATCACATCACGCCAGTCATCACCATAGGCCTCAGTCCGAACCTCTGACCTGGTTTTCAATCCGGCCTCAATGGCCGCAATGTTGGCGCTGATTTCGTCTTTCGGATTCCACCAGGGAACGCCCTCAGGTATCCATTGCCACAGCATGGCCCCAGGGTCATAGCCAACAGGGGCCTCAAATTCACCATCCAAAATGGCCAGGCTCAAACGCCACTTGAGCCATTTATTGTTGAACTCCCGCACATCCCGTTGTTTTTCTTTGGCCGATTTCTGATACAAAATCAGCGCTGATTTCGCACCAAAAAAATTGGTGTAGGCCTCATCATAAAAACTGAAAGGAATGTCCAGGCTCTTGAGCGAAACCGAAATGAGAGTTTGCCAAAACTCTGCCGTTGCGGTCCCTGGGGAGTTGCTCTCGAGGAACTCGGCCCGCTCGCCATCATTCAAATCCAGGAAAATGGGGCCCTTGCTGAAATCAATGTTGTAATCTTTGGTTGCCGAGCCGCTGCTGTTCTCATCATCCTCATCCCCAACACCCCCGCCCCAATCGGTCTCGGCCTGGCGGTAGATTGAAAGGGCAAACAGTTGGGCAATCTTGCTTTTGGCCAGGGCATAATCAAAACCGTCATAAAGCCCCAGGAGCGTATTGATCGCGCTCGTGATTAAGGGGACCCCTCGGTATTGGTCGAACCTGTCGAAATAGCCAAACCAAATGGCTCGAGGCGCTGTGACGATTCGCTCAAACTCAAACTGGTTTTGGCCTGTCCGCTTGTGGATGGCGAATTTGGAAACCTCACCAGCCGAACCAATCTTGAGGCCATGGACCCAGGTTTCATCGGTCCCAGTTTTGAAACCGCCATCTCGAATGCGATCACCCTCAATGGCCTGGAGGTAGCCGCCAGAAACCTTGACCGCCAAAATGTCCCCATCAACAGTCCGGGCCGCCTCCATCATTCGCATGAAACGCCGATGGGGATGACGCCCCGAAACATCGAATTTGTCAGCCTCACAAATCCGCTCAACAAATTTCTCGAGGCGCCGGTCAAAATCCCGGTCCCCGCTCCTGGACCGGAAATTGTGGCTCACAACAAAATCCAAATGCTTGTTGATGGCCCACCGCGCAACCGCGAAATTGCGCCGCACATCCCGAGCGCTGGCAACCACCAGGCGCCGGTCAGAATTCTTGAGGATGGTATCCTCAGCGCCCAGATTGTTGGAGGGCTGCCGCTTTCGGCTGGTTGTCTTGGCCGCATCATAGCCCGAGGTTGAGCCAGAGGCGAAACCAATCACCTTTGAGAGCCGGGAAATCAAACTCATTGGGCCCCCGAAATATCAATGGACCCAAACATCGGCCGAGGGACCCGCTTGTTTTGCAGGTTGGCCAACTTTGCTTTCAATTCTCTCAGCCGGTTTCGGCAATGAGCCAGATCAAACGTGGTAACCCGGCCATCCTCAGAAACCTGAGTTGCCCCGGTGTTGATGATTTGCTCGAGATTGGCAATATCATCTTTGAGTTTTTCGATCTGGGTTGCTGTGCTCATGCCCCCATATTTGCGGCATGATCACAATTTGCAATATGCAAATGGGCATAAAGTTTTGAGTCAACTATATCATGCCCGATTATATGTGCGCTCAACTCTCAATTGACCGCATTTGCATTTGTAGCGCCGATAGGTAATCGAGGTATAAACAACCCCATTGAGCTCACCCGAAATGAACTCATGCCGAGGGGACCCAATCAAATGGCCCTTGCTCGAGGAACCACAGGCCGGGCACCTGGCCGCGATCACATCAACCGGGATGGAACGGGTTTTGGAACCCTTTGGCCGGCCGAGGGGTTTGCCGCTGGCCGCCAATTCCTCTTGAGGCTCAGGTTGCTCCAGGAAATCCGTTTCAAATTCATCAGCCATTTCTAGCACCATCAGAAATTGACCTCAGCGCGCCGCCTCGGTTTGCCTACTGGTTTCGGCACCTTAACCGCTGCCGCCTTTGAGGGCTCAGGATTCGCGTTTTCCCCTTTGCGATTCCTGGGAGGCTGGGACCTGGCCGAAACAAATCGGCAACCGAGCGTATGGGCCAGCACTCCCGCGCCGCATACGCAATCGAAAAAATGGTTGTCTCGGCCTGGGAGGGTTGACCACTCATCAACCACCCGGCCATTGGCCTCCACCCGGTCAGGCCGCTCAGCCGTGAGTTGCTCGGCAATCATTCTGTGGCTCTGGCTGGCGCCAACCTTATAAAGGCTCAGGCCACCAGCCGAGCCGGCCGGGATTCTCAGCGCGTTTGAAATCTTGGATTTCCAAAAATTGGTATCATAGGCCAGGAGAAAAACTTTGGCCTTGGTCTTGGCAAACTTCCACTGGCCCTCGATTGATTCTTTGCCCTTGGGCCTGATTTGCGGGTCAACTAATGGGTTGCGCTTGGCACCAATGCCCATGCCCTTGGAGGGCCTGAGGATGGCCCGGAATTTGGATTGCCGGCAAAACCTATAAACATCCGGCGCGAACTCGCCCCAGCCTGAATCGATGGCAATGGCCGAGGCTGTGACCACATCCCCGGTTTCGGTTTGGAGCTCCCCTGCCATGCTCTCAACCAATTCCTCGAGGCTGTTGGCCAGGGCTGTGGGGTAGTCCCCTTTCCACCGCTGGCGAATCGTGCGCCTCACTGTCCCCAGGGTCACATAATTGATTCCCTGCTCAGGATAGACCCCATAGCCAATCACTGAGCCTGTGAAATCAGATTTGCGCCAGGCCACCATCGCCCACCAGAGCACTTTTTCGGAAATGTCAATGAACCCGGTCACATAGTCCGCATCATCGGGGACCACCAGCCGGCCGAGCTTGTTGACCTGGCGCTCAACCTCATTGGCCTTGAGAGGTTGCAAATCCCCGAGCCTGATTTCCTGGGGGTCATTCTGGCATTCTGAGTCGAATGCCTCTTGGCCATAATCGGCAATGAAATCCATGGCCGCCTGAATGGTCGAGGCCTGAAAGGCCGAGGGGCTGAAAGCATAGTCCCAGGTCACCCTCGAGCCCTCATCCATGGCCGGCCGGTTGGCCAGGTAGAACTCGAGGGCCGCCTGTTTGGCCCGCACATCATCCCCAGGGATGGTCTCATTGTAGGTTGACCGGATGGCCCGATATTGCTCCCAGAGCTCCAGGTTGGTGGGCGGGGCCTCAACCATCCGATAGCGAACCGTGACAAATGCCCGGTTTTTGCTCAGCCTGTGGGCATAGTCATCAGGGGCAATGATTGTGGCATTGTTGATGATGGCAATTTGGCGCTTCCTCGAGCCGAGAAACGCAATATCGGAATAGAGGGTTTTGAGGTTTTTCTGGATGGCGGTCTCACTGATCGCATCATCGCTCGATTGCACATCATCCAGAATCACAACCGTTGGCCGTTTGCCCTTGATGTTTTTGCCGCGCGTTTTGCGAAACGGCCGAGCAACAATGATGGCCCCAGAGGATTTGAACCCCGGGAGCTCGGGAAACATGATCGTATCCCCGCGAATGCTCACATTGGTTTTCTTGCCCTTGAATGTCTGATATTGCCCCCGATGGGGATTGCCCTGGAGCTTGTGGAAACAAAAGAGCTCGGGGAAACAGCCCAGGAGTTTCTCATTCTCGCTCACCGCTGCTAGGATGAGTTTGAGCAAATCATCCGATTTTTCGGTTGAGTCACAGCAAACCACAACAAACGATTGGACCCCCTTGAGAATCGCCCACAGGGCCCCCAGGCATGACCGGGTTGATTTGCCGTAACCTCTGGGCTCCAGTTTGTTGAGGCGCCCCGCGCCGGTCTCATAAACCTTTTGCTCATGGGCAATCGATGATTTCTGGACCGGCCCAAACGGGTCAGGGAATATCTCGGGAAAGAACTCAACCAGGAATGTCTCGAGGCTGGCCAGGGTCCGCTCCCTCAGGGCCGGGTCAACAATGGCCGGGAGCTCGCCAACATCATTGGCGTTTTCAATCCGCTGCTTGTGGTATTGGCGGTCATATTCCGCCTTGCTGAGCTTTTTCTCGGTCAAACTTGCTCCACTGAAATCAATCCAGGGGTCCGAATACGAAAAACAACAGGTTCCGAGCTACCTCGGCCGCACTTAGGAGGGG